GGTTAGTTTCCCAGAACTCTTTGTCCTGAGTATAGTGTTTCCATAACCATTCCTGTAAATCGCCAAACAATCTTCTAACTTCTAGTTTGTCTTTTTTAGGTAATACACGAAGACTCAGCCATGTAGGGATCCAAAGTAGATGTACGCCGACTAACCCACCACCCATAACATGACCTGCGGCATTTTTATCAAAATTAATCTTCTTAAAGTTCATACCCACTTTCCATTTTATAAAATCAGGAACGTGCATAATGTTTAAAATTTGTACGGCCATGGCAATATTAGTCTGTATATTATCAGGTGCGTTATCTAACTTAATTAAGTTGTCTTCCACAGTTCGCCAGTCTAACGGATAACGTATATACTCGCCTTGCGGGCCGATTCCATCTAAACTAACACCTACCTTGACTTTGCGGAACTGACTCCATATATCAATAATTTCATCGTTAACTAAGATGCCGTTAGTATTGTAACGTAAACTAATTTGTTTAGCATAACCACGTTTAATAATTTCTAATAAAAATACCTTGTGTTCTTTAATTAATAAAGGTTCTCCACCAGCAAAGTACAATTGTTTAATATTAGGAATTTGATCATATACTTCTTCCCAGAATGCAGGATTTTCATGCCAGTTATTATTAAATTCGCTCGATTCCCAACTCATTTGTTTTTTAATTAATGGACTGGTAAAAATAGGGAATACTTTTTTATGTTCTGGTACCCACATACTACTATCGTGTGGACTACACATAATACACTTTAAATTACAAGTGTGTCCTAAACGCAGATCTAAGTACTGTAATTTATAAGGAACAGATCCATCTAATTCTGTTTCAGCAATTAACTCTTTAATGTCAATTTTTTCATTTAAGTACCATGTACCAGTTTCCCAAATACGCTTGCTAGCAATGCCTTCTGCTTCTTCTTCATAACATTTAACACAACTAGCAGGCACTTCACCTGCTAACATAGTTTTACGAACTGACTTCATATAGTCATTGTTGAATGCTTCGGTGGGCAAGTCATGTGAAAAGTTAGCAGGCTTGCCGTCTTCCATTTTAACTAACCCAACAGTATAATCACCGGTATCAGCTCCTGATGCATTAGCAACACAACATATACGCATGTCGCCATTTGGTCGCGTTGCTAAATGTATCCATGGTAAGACACAAAAACTAGGACTACCCGACACTTCAGTAATTTGTTGTTGCCAATTACCTAATTGTGTTTCTTCCGGTTGTAACCAAAATACTTTATTCATTATCTGCTATCTTAAATTTTTGTTCATCTATTTTTATAAAAGGACTATGCGGTCCACACATTATTATGCAAGTTGAACTAGACTTGTCCTTCCATTTTTGTTGCCACATTGTTTGCCAAGCATCCGTTTCTATAATTGTTTTTAACCCCATTTCTAAAACATTTAATCTTGGAAATCCTAATATTTGCTGTCGTACTAATTCGCCTTCTTCAACAACCGAATCTTCCTGGAACAAATTGTAGGATTTTAACAGTTCGACATCATAGTTTGTGTAAAGAAATGCGCCAATCATGCAACAAGGGCTTAATTGGTAGTGTGCATCGATATACAACTCTTTGTCATTAATAGCCATACAATTTATTTTATCAGCATTAGGCCAATTCCGATGTCCTTGAATAGAAGATTTGCTTACAAATTTAACTTCACTATCCGATGGTTGTTCAAGGTTGTATAAAAATTTACCTTGATTATCAACTACTGGAAATGGGCGAGCGTGTCTTCTACTATTCTTAACACTGAATCGTTTAAACCCTAACTCATTAGATAATACTTCTGCATCATTAACTTGATGCTCGTTATGTTTGAACCTAATAAACACCCATTCAGCAATGCCACCTGCATTGATAAATGTTCTAGCATTTTTTAAAATTAAATTAAAATTAGTTCCTACCCTATAAATGCTATGAGTATCTTCTAGTCCATCTAATGCAAATACTACTCTATGATTTTCAGGTAATACACTAGCTAATTTTTTCCACCAAGCAGTAGAACGCAAACTACCGTTAGTGTTTAGTAGTATTTCAATATCAGGTGCATTATCTTTAACATACTTGCACATGTAGATAAGATCATTATTCATTAATGGATCGCCAAAGTTTCCACAAAAATTAATTGTCCTAAGTTGCGATAAAACATCTTTAGGAAATATTTTAACAAAATCATCAAAGGACCATTCATTAATAGGTAATAATGGATTTTCGATTCCACCGTGTATGTTACGTGGACACATAGGACACGATGCTTGGCATCTGTTGCTGATTTCTATATGAACACTCTTAAGTTCATTAAACTTAAACATTTTGTTTTCCTATAATCATATAACGAGTATATAATGGCAATTCTAATTCGCCTGCCCATAATACATTAACATCGCATTGTTCTTTAAATTCTTCTAAGCTATTAGCGATACGGACATGCTCGGGAATATTATAGTTATTACTTTGTAAAACAAATAATGTATCGTAAGGCATACCACTCAACCATAAGTCGTATTGGTCTTGTGTAATATGCTCACAGCTAGTGTTAATAACAATATCTGCATCACTACGGATAACACACATATCGGAAGTGACCGCTTTAAAGCGTCCTTTTATTTCTTCTCCCTTATTCATCATAGTGGAGATAGGTTCGCAGGACGGATCAATGTCAATGCTACGAATAGTAGTGATAGGTATATTACTTTGAAATAACATACTGGCTAACACACCTACCCATCCGCCATGTATATCGATACTAGAAGCAAAATGCACATGTTCGTCTAAACAATCGATTAGCCACTCTTTGCTTTTAAGTTGACCAGACCAAAAGGCGTCCATAGTCCGCATAGGATCTGGACTTTGACGTATGGCCTGCATCCAATAGTGTAAGTGTTCTGTATCAACATTCATATTGCGATCCCGACTTGTCAAACTTACCACATTGTTTAGCACATTCAAATACAGGTTCGTTATCCCAAGTATTTGAAATTTTATCAAAATACCCAGAATTAAAAATGTCTGCCAAAGATTGTTCGTACAGATTAGGAAACATTCCTATTTTATCCATATAGTCAATACGTGTATTTTGTTTATGTAATTTTTCTTTAAAGTCCATCCAACAGCAAGGCCCTACATTACCCGAAGCCGCAACATAAATTTGCTTCCATTTAACTGCTTTACAGTTAATTGTACAATTGGCATCAATCTGTGACATTGGCAAATCTCTAGCATAAGTTAATATTTGCGGTAACATTTCTTCTGTCTTAGTAGACGGGTACAAGTTATAGATAGTTTTACCAGTGTCGTCTAACACAGGAAATTTAACGTCGGTAAATCTTGTTGTATGTTTAATTTGAAATGTTTTAAATTTTAATTGTTCTGACATGCTACGACATTCTTCAATTTGGTGTTCATTATGTTTAAACACCAACATGTGCCACTCTGCATATCCTCCGGCATTAATAAATGCCTCAGCATTTTCTATGATCTTATTCCAGTCTGTATTGATTCTGTATAATGAATGTGTATCTGCTAATCCATCAATACCAAATACAACTCTAGTACCCGTAACGGCTAATGCTTCCCACCATTGAGTGCTCCTAGCACTGCCATTAGTGTGCATACTTAATCGTATGTTAGGATTAACTGTTTTCAGGTAACGTATAATTTCCAAAGAATCCTGTGCAATAATAGGATCTCCTAAATTACCGCACATAAACAAACTATCAAGTTGTTGAATAAACTCTTCACTAAACCATTGTTTAAATGTCTCTAAATCTATTTCAACTAGTGACATTAATGGATTCAAAACTCCTCCATTGATACGTCGTGGGCACATAGGGCACCTTGCTTGGCACTTAGTTGTTACTTCTAAATGGACATCCCGTATATCTTCTAATTTATACATTTTGGTATTTTGCTATCGGCACTACTAACACATCTATCTGTTGTGCAAAGTTTAGGTGCAGAAAACAAAGTAAATTTTTCTATCGTACCTAAACTTGTTTCTTTACAACTATATGCTCGTTTTACTTCATTACCTCTTATTATAACACTCTGATAGCCGCTATTGCAAGTCCATCCGGCAAACTGATTAAATCCTAGGGCATTAAATCTTTCTGCTTGATCTATGTAATAATCTTGGGTGCCGTCTGTTAAACGTATTTGATATCCTTCCTGCTGTTCAAAATCATTTTGCATGATATCAATCATATCTTGTGTGTACCCATTTACTACAGCAGTAGCCGTGTCATTGCTTTGTGGTTTGAGAGTTACATTGATTCCTCGTTCTCTGAATCGTTCGCATCGTTCTAGTGTTTCATAGAACTTTTCCGGAACCATCACTTGGTTAATAGTAACATGTACTAGATCGTACATTAATTGTAAACACTTATCTCCAAATTCTTGTTCTTTGGCAAACTCTGCATGATAGCTGGCTGTGATGCTTCTCCTTTGTAAAAGTTCTGTTGTATGATGCCAACTACGCCACCAATTTAAACTAGGACTCAAATTAGTAGTCATGTGTACAGTCTGATAAGGAGTTTGGATACCATCGTCCAAATGTTTAATCAAATCAAGTAAGTACTTGTAAGCAGTTGGTTCACCACCGCTGAACGACCAATGGAACTGGTCAAACCCATTGGCTCGTGCTTGACGCTTAATCTCGTCTACAGTAGATTTATATACTTCAAGCGGTTGGTGATCAGGCTTGTCAGTCCTAGCATAAGGCCAACAATAGCTACATTTGTAATTACAAAATCTTCCTAATATCCAACTTATGTTAAATAATGGACGATCCAACATAGTTTGTTGTCCAAAATGAGTAATTTTTTCGAAAGGTATGTTTGAAAATTGCATTGACAGTATTTACAAACTATGTTAAACTAGCATTGCAGACGTGAGTGTAACATGGTAAACCTCCTCCTAGTAGCTTCGGCGAACGGAGGGAATGGGCTTAGCCAATATGGCAGCTTTGTAGGTTCGAATCCTACCGTCTGTACCATTTTTAATTAGGCAAAGAAAGAGGCAAAATGAAAAAGGCAATAGCAACTGTATTAATGTTAGTAACCTCTAACGTGTTTGCATATTACGAAGATCCGCATCAACAATTTGATATGACTCATAACGAAACAAATCAAGTTAAAATTTCTTTTATTCAAACTAATAATGTACAAGGTACATGTAGTTCAGAAGCAATTAAAAGAGGCAAGCCCGCTTTTGGTTACAGCATTGAAGCTTGTAGTTTTTGGAATTACAATATGAGCGAGTGTACTATTGTCACTGCTAATACAGCAAATTTTCATACAATCGGACACGAAGTTCGACATTGTTTACAAGGTAATTTTCATAAGTGAAAAAAGTAGCAAGTAGTCCAAAACGACATACCTTTCAAAAAGAAGGGTACATCAAACGCTGTGAGGAAAAAGGTAAAGAGCCTAATCCTGATTATGTTAATATGTACAAGACTTTCCGTGAACAAGACGAAAAAAATCTAAAGGACCCTAGGTGGCAAAAGAACAACATGGAATACGATCTCCGTAGCTCAAAAGAAATGTGCGATAAAGTCAAAGCCAGCGATAGCTATGCTCAAAACTTATATGCGGCCATGTGTAACATGACTTGGCAAAGCAGAGAGTTTTGGCAGGAAATGAAAGGTGAAACTTGGTCTTGCTCTTGGCGTCACTCTGGCGGTATAATTGCCGATATGCGTGAAGAAGGTGATTACATCGATTGGTATTGTAGCGGTATCGGCGGAGGCCTTGGTAATGGGGACGAAGAGGGTACTAAAGGCTATGTACCAGAAGGTGTAGTCACTGAAGAAATTGAATTGGACTTGAACCGTTTGGGGTGGAGACCAGTTCCTTATGAGGATGACGAAGTTTAAGGTTAAATACTAATATGAAAACAAATTGGATTATAACCGTAGAAGAAGATCCAGAAACTGGTGATTTACTATTGCCGTTTCCAGATGACTTTTTAGAAACACAAGGGTGGAAAGAAGGAGACACATTAGAGTGGACCGACAATAACGATGGTAGTTGGACTATTCAAAAAGTAAACTGATGGCTAAAGACGATATTATAGAATTAACAGGCTCTGTTGAAGAAGTACTACCCGGCAACATGTTCAGGGTAAAAGTAGAAAATATGCCAAACACACTACTATGTTATATGGGTGGCAAATTAAAGCAGAATAAGATTAGAATCATTTTAGGCGACAGTGTTCGATTAGAAGTCAGCCCATATGATCTAACAAAAGGTAGAGTAACTTATAGGTTGTAATTATGAACATCATTCTCGAACGTGTATATAATGTATGTAAAAAAGTTCGAGAAGACTGTCCTGAGCAGACAACTTTCAAAAACCTTATTGGTCGAACACGCAATACATTCAAATTATACGATTTTGATATTGCTATCAAAAGTAAAAAAGATCGAGACTTAGACGTAGACAAATGGTATGTCATGGCTTACTACGACAGTGAGAATGACTATAATATGGATACTGCTATAGAAGTCATAGTTTATCACAATCTAAAAGGAGACGAGCCGTTTGGTCCGCATCAAGTGACTAGTTTCCTTACAGAAATTTTCGATGCTACTGTACATGAGTTTAGACATCAGTATCAAAGTATGCGCAGGGATCATAATCAATACGGCGA